TGCTGAATTTGTCGAAACTATTGAAGTCAAAAAGGATATTGAAATGACTGAAGTAAATAAAGACGAAATCCGCTTGGAAGCTACTGAAGCCGCCAAACGCGAATTTCAAAAAACCGCGCAAGAGATTACTGCTCTTGCCGTTAAGCACAACAAACGTGACCTTGCTGACAAAGCTATTGCCGATGGCATGAGCGTTGACCAGTTCCGTGGCATGTTGTTGGAAGCCCTGCCGACTGGCAAAGCCCTTGAGCAATCTGCTGGTGCAGTTGACATGAGCGAAAAAGAAGTCCGCAACTACAGCTTTATGAAAGCTGTTCGTGGTCTGGTAAACGGTTCTGGCCTGAATGGTCTGGAACTCGAAGTCTCCGACGAGATTGCACGCAAAAACGGTAAAGAAGCCCGTGGCTTCTACGCACCTGACAGCTTCTGGGCTGGCAAGCGTGACCTGATTGCTGGCACAGACGCCGATGGCGGCTTCCTCGTTGGCACAGACCACCGTGGCGACCAGTTCATTGATGCCCTGCGTTCACGCTTGGTATTCTCTGACCTCGGCACACGCTTCTTGTCTGGCCTTAAAGGTGACGTTGCTATTCCGAAAATGACTGCTGCTGCTACTGCTGGCTTTGTTGCTGAAAACAACGCCGTTGCCGAGCAAAACCAGACTTTCGGTCAGTTGACACTTTCGCCTAAGTCGCTCGGTGCATTCACCGACATGTCTCGTTTGCTGATGATTCAGTCCGACCCGTCGGTTGAAGCTATCATCCGTGACGACCTTCTGAACGCAATCGCTCAAAAAATCGAGCAAGTTGCAATCAAAGGCGGCGCATCTAACGAGCCTGATGGCATCTTGGAAACAACTGGCATTGGCTCAGTTGCAATCGGCACGAACGGTGGCGCAGCCACTTGGGGTTCGGTTGTTGACTTGGTCAAAGAAGTTGAAGCCGACAATGCTGGCCTGTCTGCCGACTCGATGGCATACCTGACAAACAGCAAAGTGAAATCTCACTTGGCTCAGACTGCTAAAGTAAGCAGCACGGACAGCGTTCAAATCCTGAATGACCCGTGGTCAAGCCTGTATGGTTACAATATGGCCGTCACGAACAACGTGCCGTCTGACCTGACCAAAGGCACTGGTTCTGCCTTGTCTGCTCTGGTGTTTGGCGACTTTAGCCAACTTATCATCGGCATGTTCTCGTCTGCCGACGTTCTGGTTGACCCTTACACGAACAGCGCAACTGGTGCTGTCCGCGTCCGGGTTATGCAGGAAATGGATTTGGGTGTTCGTAATGCCCAGTCGTTTGCTGCTATCACAGACATCGACGCCTAATTGAGTGGGGGGTGGGCAATCCCTGCCCCCCATTTTTTATTACTACGGAGAAAACAATGGCTGAACAAAAAGTTAAGATTGAAGTTATCGCAGGCGTTGGCATCAAAGGTGTCGCATACGCAAAAGGCGATGTCGTTGAAGTTTCTCAGGCAGACGCTTTGCAGCTTATTGCAATGCGTAAAGCCACTGGCTACGAAGCCCCAAAAGTTGACCGCGCAATCGGTCTGAACACAGAAGATGCAGCACCGCTGGTAAAACGCACCCGCAAGCCGAAAGCCAAATAAATGGCAGTCGAAACCGCCACAGAACTGGCTGTCTTTTTTGAGACAGATGACTTTGCGGTGACAGCAAGCTACACGCCATCAGGCGGGTCAGCCAGCGATGTCAAAGGCATCTTTGACAAAGAATATCTCGAACTAGATAGCGGCGGCACAGTCGCATTTGCTGTAAACCAGCCGCGCTTCCAGTGTTCGACCGCCGACGTTGCTAGTGCAGCCGAAGGCGACGCAATCACCATCTCAGGCACAAACTACATCGTGCGCGTAGTGCAAGACGACGGCACTGGCGTAACGACACTGGTTATCGAGGAGCAATAGATGGCGCATGTTCGCAAATCTATCCGTGACAACATCGAAACCACGTTGACCGGGCTGACCACGACGGGCAGTAACGTATATGTTACCCGCTTTTATCCGCTTGCCGAGGCGAAGGTGTCTGGCCTTTGCATCTACACCAACAGCGAAGCGACAGAAATAAGCACGCTGAAAACACCTCGCACGCAACTGCGGACGCTTGAGGTTATGGTCGAGGCTTATGTCAAAGGCACAACAGGCATCGACGACACGCTCGACACGATTGCTGTCGAAGTCGAAGAAGCGTTGACGACGGACATTACACGCGGCGGCAACGCCAAAGACACTAAAGTGACAGCATTTGAAGCCAGCTATGCAGGCGACGGCGACCAGCCAGTCGGCGTTGGACGTTTTACGGTTGAGGTTCTTTATGCTACACTCGAAAACGATATTGAAACCGCAGTATAGGTGACTAGAATGGCCAAGCGTGTTAAGTTATATAAAGATGGACAGACGATGGAAGTCTGGCAAGAGAATGTTGAAAAGCTAACCGCCCGTGGTTGGTCTGAGACAGAGCCAAAGGCGAAGGCTAAAACAACGCCAAAAACCGAAGTTGCAACCAACACTGATGAGGTATAATTATGGCAACGCACACAGGCAGTGAAGGAACTATCAAAATTGGTTCTGACACTTTGGGCGAAATTCGCTCTTATACGCTCGAAAGCACGGGCGAAGTAATCGAAGACACCTCTATGGGTGACAGCGCACGCAGTTATAAAGCTGGCCTGACCACCTTCACAGGTTCTTTGGAAGTTTTCTTTGATGAGACTGATACAGCACAAGGCAACTTGGATGCTGGTTCATCAGTTACTTTGGAAGTTTACCCCGAAGGTGCAACCGCAGGCGACACATATTACACTGGCACAGCCATTGTAACTGGTCGCACCGTGACTGCTTCTTTCGACGGTATGGTCGAGATGTCAATCTCGGTTCAAGGTTCTGGCGGACTGACAGAAACAACCGTTTAATATAACAGACAGGGGGTGGCACTATGTCTGCATTTGGCGAGCGCATAAGCGCGAAAACTAATCAAAGCACAATCCGTGTTGAGGTTGCAGAGTGGGGTGACGAAAACGAGCCTATGGTTCTTTTCGCCACCCCTCTTAACGCAGGCGAGTTCTCGAAACTGCAAAAGAAGCACCCGAACTTTCTGAACAACATGACGGTCGAAGGGCTGATTGATATGTTGATTATGAAGGCGATGGACGGCGAAGGTAACAAAGCCTTTGACGTAGGCGACAAGCCTGTGTTGATGCGCCAGCCTGTTGGTCTTGTCAGCAATGTTGCTGGGCAACTTATGGGCGAAATTGCCAGCGTTGAAGACGCAAAAAAGGACTAAGCGATGACCCTGACCGATTTGTGGTCATCGCACTTGCCGACAGACTTGGTAAGACCATTGGCGAAATAGAAGATATGCCCTATAATGAACTCATCGAGTGGGTTGCATATTTGGAAGTGTTAGCGGATGGCCGACCAAAATCTTAGAGTAAATATCACAGCCTTTGACAAGACGCAGCGTGCTTTTGCGTCTGTTCGGGCTGGTCTTGGTAAGGTCAAATCAGCCGTCTTTAATGTTCGCAACTCTGTTGTCGCATTAGGCGCAACACTGGCACTTAAGCAGTTTGCCGGGCAAATTGACGAACTTGCTAAAGCCAGTGGGCGTCTTGGCCTGACCGTCAACGAATTGCAATCGCTACAGTTTGCGGCAGGGCAGACTGGCGTATCATCCGACGAACTGACCAAAGGTCTTGAGCGTTTCAGCCGCAGCATCGGTGAAACAGCCAACGGCGTTGGTGTTGCAGTTCGGTCTTTTGACGCTTTAGGCGTTAGCGTATTTGGCGCAAATGGCCAGATGAAGCCAACGCAAGAGGTTCTTGATGAGGTGGCCGATGCCCTCAAAGAAATTGGCGACCCAGCCGAGCGTGTGCGTATTGCCTTTGACCTGTTTGGTCGGTCTGGCACTAAGCTAATCAATACACTTAAGAACGGTTCTGGCGAACTGCAAAAGCTGCAAGACAATTTTAACAACATCACTATTGAATTGACTGGCGAACAAGCCAAAGCCGTTGAAGCCGCCAATGATGGCTTTGACCGTCTGGGCAAAACACTTTCATCTGTTGGTCAGCAAATTACAGCCGCAGTCTTGCCAGCTTTGCAAAAATTTGCCGAGTTCTTAACTGTAGGAACACTTCAAGCAATAGTGGCAACCATTCAAGGTGTGCAGAATTTAGCCAACGCATACATTTCTTTAGCTAATGCGCTTTCACCGCTTCAAGCGTTGGGTCTGAACGACCCGATTGAGAAACTTACATTTGGCCAAGACGCTATTGATAATCTGCAATCAGTTATTGACGGATATGAAAATTTCGACACAACACTCAAGAAGGTTGTAAAAACTGGTGAAGATTTGCCAAAAGTTTTGACAGAGGCAAAGAAGCGCGGTGAAAGTTCAGCCGACGCTATCGCCTCATCATTTAGCCAAACATTTAAAGCAATATCACTTGGAACAAAAAGCGCATCTGATGCTTTTAGCGATATGGCGACAAAGATTATTGACCGTCTTTTTGATATTTTAGTTGTTGAGCAAATGGTTCAGTCAATCGCTACAGGTTTGAAGGGCATGAAATTGTTTGGCGGCACTGGTGCGCCAGCAGCAGCCCCCGGCGGGGCTGCAATCGGCGGCTCTGTTCAGCGTGGCAAGCCTACTATAGTTGGTGAGCGCGGTGCTGAACTGTTCGTGCCAGCGTCTTCGGGTTCTATCGTGCCAAACAACCAAATGGGC